GTTACCAGTGTTGGTATTAGCACTACCAGAAAAAGTGGTAGAACCATCTGAACCAATTACAGCAGCTTCGTACAAGTTAGTTGCACCAGCAATAGAACCGCCCTGTAGGGTAGCACCTAACAAATGCAGATCTTGATCTACTTGTTTAGCTAGTGAATAACCAGCGTCATCAGTATAGAACTGACGATATTGGTCTAATGCTTGTTTAGCTACAATATCTTCGATTAAACGAGAGTATTCGTAGTGTTTGTTAATAGAAATTTGCACTTCCGATTCTGTATCAGCAATAAGTGTTACCTGAGTACTAGCTGCTTTCTGTGAAGCTGAACCACGAGTACCCTTCGGGACATGGATTGTATCCCCCTTTTTGCCTTGATGCGGAATCTTAGTGACTAGGTTTGAAAGAACAAGGTTGCCTTTGAAAGCACCTATGATCTCATCCGACCACACCTCTGGTATAAATACAGCCTGAGTAGTAGTCGTTAGGTGGTTTGTACCTAAAGCCATTTTAAAAGTCTCCTAAAATACATAAAGGTGGCTTACTATGATTTTACTCTACCCTCTTGATAAGCTCTATATATTTCTGGTTGTAGTCGCTTATACTCTTGGGGTTTGTAAGCCTTAAGGTTAATAATATCTTTACGACTCCACATTTTACCTTGAGATTGACCAGTACTACCTGTTTCTGTAGTCATTTCATTAACACGGTTTTCTACTTCTTTACTTTTATTATTAGTGCTTCCTTTGTTATTAAAAGAATTTAACTGTTTAAAAGTATCAAGAAGCTCCATGGCTGCATCAATGTTACCTTGGTTATCTGCTTGATGGTAAAGGTCTTGTCGTATTGGACTAGAGTTGACCCACTGACGAAACTCATCGCTACTACCCACATCTTTAAAATCTGGGTGTTTTGCTTGTAGCTGCTGAATGGTTATATAACCTTCAGTTTTAGCTAGGTTGTCTTTTAGAGGCTTAATAGCATCGTTGACAAGTTTCTGAATGGACTCTTTAGGGTTATCGTAGTCAAACTCGAAAGGCTCTTCCTTTTCAGGTTGTTCTTTTTGTGAGTACTGATTACTTAGCTCTCGCTGAATCATTTGGTCAGCTAACTTACGAACATCTCCGAGTTCTTGGGCTTGCTTACCAAATTGTTTTTCAAGTTCGCTATAAGACTTTACTACATCTTCAACGGACTTGTTTTTGAACTTATCAGGTATCTCATATTGAGGCTGAGTTTGTTCTAAATTCTCTGTTTCTTCTGAGATTGCTATTTCTTCACTCATTATTCTTCTCCCTGATCTGGCACTTCTTCGTTAACCATGTTTTCGATAGTTGCCTGTAGGGTAAGAGTGGCATCAAATGCATTAATAGAACCTCGCATCTCACCTGCTTGAAACTCCGTTTCTATTTTAAAAGGTGCAGATTTTAATATCTGTTCTCTCATGTTATCTACTCTTTCGATATATTTCTTCCATCCTTTAGTTTGAAACATATCAGTAAATTCATCGTACACTTTTTGTTCTTCTGGGGTCATATTTGACTTTGCCATTATATTATATCTCCTATTGTGGTTGTGCTAAAGCAAAAGCTGCTTGTTGCGCCTGTTGCTGTTTTTCCTCCTTGGAGTTCATTAACTCGCTTAGAGTGCCTATTTCATCTAAGAAGCCTTGAACTTTAACATTTTCTGTCTCTGTTTCTTTCTTTTCTGCTTCAACAAGATTCAATATGCCTTTAGATTTCTTAAATACTGCATCATTCTCAGCTATAAACTTACGTGTTTCAGCGTCCATCTTAGCTGCTTCACCAGCAAGGTCAGGTTTTGGCTGTAAACTTTCTTGTAATTTAGCATCAATAATAGGCATTAATTCATCCCTGTTACTGATTGTAGATAACTGATACAACGATTTAATTAACATCCAGTAGCTAGTACTGTTTGGTTCAGTTGTATTTAAGAGTTGTACAATTTGCTGTGTTTCTACTTCTCTTGCCATAATGCCAAGACTAGAGTTAACAACAAATCGTAAATCGACTACTGGATAAGCTTCTGGGTCTGCTTGCATATAACGATAAGCAGATTTCTTCACAAACTCATCCAATAAATTTGTTTCAATATTAAGTAATGTGCGTTTGTTACGTTTAATAGAAGCACTTACAATTATACCCATACCGCCAGCAGTTTGGTTTCCTGGGTTTATATTTCCTGGGGCATTGGCTTGGAAAGCACCTGTACCCATTTCTACCATACGCTCTAAATCACCTGATTGATTAAATGTAGCAGCAGATGGCGGTTGAAATTGTAAAGGCTGTATAGCATCAGAAGGATTACCATTAGTAAAAATAGTACGTCCAGCGTATACTTCAAATCTATTGTTTAACTCTCTTGGTACAAGACTAGCGTTAATACCAATCATAGGACGTACACTAAATGCCATAGCATCTATACGTCCACGTAGCTCTGCGTCTAATGCTTTTTGAGGATTATAGCCTTTTTCTGCTACACCTCTTCCCCAGAAACGATTAGGAACTCTATCATGCTGATATGCAATAATACTTCTATCTTGCATAAAGAAAGGATTCTTGACTGCACGTAATATAACGCTATCATTAGCAATTGTAACAATAGCTTCTACCATACCCGATTCATCCATATCGTCATCAGCAGGTAGTTGTAGATCCTCTTCCATCATCATACCAATAGGATCAAGCATTGCACGAGGAACTTTTCCGTGATATTCTGTTATCTTTACGTGATCGTCTTTTTTGCTTTGAGACATTTCACCCATAGCAGATACATCCATATCATCAGAAAAAGCACCTAGTTCAACATTAGCGTAAACACCTTTGTTCTGCTTTTTCTCTATATTACTTTTGTGTTGATATGTAATATGAGCGCAGCCTAATGCCTCTTCAATAGATCTAGCTAATGGATCTATAACAAATTCTTTAGGGTCAATAGGAACTAATTTAACACATGGGTACTTTTGTGCTATTGATGTTAAACTACCATCTTCTGCCATTTGTGGTATACGAGTGGTACGCATTTCAATAACAACTTTACCAATACCTGTACCGTATATAGCACCATTAAGCATTATCTCTGCAATACTAGCAGGTATTTTGTTAAGGTCATATTCTTTTAACAGCTTATCAAGGTACGTATCCATAGCTTGAGCTACTTGTTGATCGTCATAAGTAGTGCGGTCAATATCTAACCACTTTTTCTTACTAAATAACGCTTCTTCTAGCTCAGATACAGTTACTTCAATAGCTTGTGATAATGCAGGAGATATAAGTTTACTACGTTCTGATTTATAGGATCTATCTTGTTCTTTATGAACACCTCTCCATAAACGATAGTATTCTTCCCATTTAGCCTTGTAATTGTTGTTTCTGTAGGTTTCCCAATCTTCACAGTGACGAACAATCCAGGAAACTAGGTTATCTACTTGTTTGTTATTGCCTTGTTCTGGTAGTCTTTTAGCCATTATTTTTCCAATTTAGTTCCTTTTTTATAATTTTTACCATAGTGTAAAGCTGCTTTTTTATCTTTACCAAAAAACTTAAAATTGTTAATTTTCTGATTATACCTTAAAGCTTGGTAATTATCTTTAAATTCATACAAAGTGCCATTATCAAGTTGAACTATAGTAGGAAAAGCGTACCAATCTCCATTTTCGTCAACTTCTACAGCCATTTTATGAGTTGATCTACTGCCATCTGAATTTTGAATTGATGGATATATTTCAGGATTATTTATTCTTTCTTGATAATTATCAAATTTCATATTAATATCCTGCGTAACTATCTAAAGGTTCAAAAGTATCAATATATGCATCGTCTATATAATTAGTAACTGCTATTTGGTCAATATAAGCTAATGCATCTAGCATATCATCATGCGATAAAGGGTTAGGAAAATCCATTGCTTGATCTACAAGCTTTGCTAAATAATCTTTAGGAGCAAATGTAACTCTATTATGTTCCATTCGTCCTTGTAAAGCCCATTGAATACGTTCCACTTTACGTTGACCACCGTGTGTAAGATCTTGAGGGGTAAAATATGTGTTTAAACGCCTCATCTGATCGCTTAAATACGGCATTATAGCGTTTTTAAGACTTCCTGACTCAATTCCTAGCTTTACTGGCTGATAATCCCTGTAAGCCTTTAAAATACGTATGCTAGTCTCTCTTACGTCCCACCTACCAGTGATAATATCAGCTACATACCACCCATAAGTTCCAACTTTTACAATAGCAATAGCGTGTTCGTCTAATTTAGTTAATCTTGACTTAGTTTTTCCGCTACTATCACCAAATCCAGCAGGGTCAACAGCTATATAATAAGCCCCATCTTCAGGTTCATCACCAATATTGATAAACATATCGGGATTAAAGACACTGCCACCGCCTCTACTAAATGAAGCTTCAAACTCTTGTTTAAATATCTCGCTTCCAAGACGTATTTTTTGTTTCTCTATTTCTTTTTTGTCGATAAATGGGTTATCTACCGAGTGATGTTCCCAAGTTTTCCATTCATCGTCTGTTTCTTGTAGCTTAGTTAACTCATAAAAGTGGTTTTTACCTTTAGGAGTACCTATAAATAATGCTCCACCTTTTACGTCAGCTAGAGTAGGAGATATAATCTCTTCCCATACATAGGGTTTCATATCAGCATATTCGTCCATTACTACGTAGGATAAACCTACACCTCGTAATGTCTCTGGTCTGTCTGACCCTTTAATGTGTATTTCCCTACCGTTGATAAGTTTTAATACACCAGTATTTTCTAGCTTTTGTTTAATAACACCATCACCTAATGATTGGATAAGTTTCCACATAATATCCTTTCCTTGGTTAAATGTAGGTGCTACATAGTAAACTACCCTATCATTTTCTAACTTATAACCGTAAGTATTTTCTTCTTTAAGAGCTTCTATTAGAAGTGTTACTGCTGATAAGTAAGATTTACCAAATCGTCTACCTGCTGCACATACCTTAAACCTGTGAGGGTCATTAAATATATCTAACTGAGCATCGTGAAGGTTGAATGTTAATTCTATGGTACTATCCCTTATATGCCTTCATTACTTTTTCACCACTCCTGGATAACATATAGCCTCCAATACCTATTTTAAGTAGATCCCACATATCAGGGGGTATATCTAAAGCAACAGACCAACCAAATATAGCCTGTAGGTAGGGTGATAGTATATAATTGTTAGCTATAATTGCTACAAAGGTGAGCATAGTAATAGGTCTCCATTGTGCAGTTATCTTATGCTCTGACTTAGCTTCAGCTATAATAATATCCGCTTTCTTCTCAAACTCTTTAAACGAACCATCTAAAAGCATAGTGTTTAATTCTGTTTGAGCTTTTACTTGTGCGTCTTTGTCTGGAAGTACACGTTTAATAACTTCACCAACTACGGGTAATAATGCTGCTATCATATATATGAAACTCCTATACAGACTGGAATAGCTTGTATTATTTCTTCTATCTCTTCTGCTTCTTTTATTCTTTGTTTAAATTTATTTTCTTTTTCTAGTTCCTTTTTGCACTCAAAATACGTTTCATAAACAGCACTATCTGTAAAAGGAATAACAGTCTTGTACCCTGTGTTATAAAACATCCAAAGTGCAATTACCCATTTCATGTCATTTTGAATACAGCCATGTATTAGGTCTTGGATTACCTTTTTTATCATCTACGTGGACAAAAGAATTTGCTGGTGCTATTCCCATAAACCCTAAAGCAAATGCCCACTTTAATATTTGATATCTATCTTGAGAGTTATCGCATTTAATATCTACTGCTAGTCCTTTAGTATGTGCTGAATTTTTTGCGCCACCTACTTCACTGTTGTGTTTATCACAACGATAGGCAGAGTTTAGATGTATTGGTCTATTTAGTTTCCATCTTAAACTATCTAACCTCACTAAGAAGGTTTCTTCCATATCACATTCACCACAACAAGGACAGGCTAGTTCTTCTTCTGAAAAATATTTACTATATTTAGCTATTACCTATACCCCGCTTCAAACTTATCTAAACGCTTCTCTAGTTCTAAAGTTTTATCTCTGTTGACATTTACACGATGATCTAACTTATCAATCTGTATTTGACGATTTTTAATATTTTCATCAATACGAGCTAAAAGAATACTGTTATTATTAGTTGTTCTAGTGTTCCAAGTTAATAACATTAAAATGATTGCAACTACTATACTTTGTATATGTTTCTCTAGCATTTTCTAAACCTAAATGTTGTCAAGTATTTCATCAGGTTTAATAGGAATTAATGGTCTTATTACTTCAGCAAGTTGTTTCATAGTCTGAATAGCACTTGCTGTATCAGTAACATTGTCAGTCCACCATGTATCAAATTCAGAATTAGTCATTTTAGCAAAAGCTTGTAATTGAGTGCTGTCTAATACCTGATTGTTCATGTCTTGTACACGTTGACGTTCTGTTTTTTCTAATTGCTCTGCATCAATCCGTTCTTGCGGTTTATCAATAATAGGATAAGTAGCTGTAAGCGTATTAACGTCATGTTGTACATCGCCATATTTCTTAGTATCGTCAGTTAAAGGAGGCTTTACTATTGTAACTGAATATATTCCAATATTGTTTAACTCTTGTTCTGTCCAATTACTAAAAATACTTTCAGGGTATTGAATATTGTCAAGTGTTAAACCTATTTTTTTAAAGATTATTTTTTCTATTTGATTGTTTTTAATTAAATACCACATGGCTTATCTTTATACCTTTTTAATTTTAGCAAAAGCTAGGGTTAGTAAACCAGCACCTATGCCTGTAACAATAGCTTCAGTTGAAAAACCACCAAAACCACTTGGGTGAACGATTATATCCGCAATAGCGGTACAAAGTCCTGTTACACCAGAAATAATGTATTTGTTTTCTAAGTAGTTTGGTTTTGTAATAAGTACGATAGTAGCTGCGACAGCAGATATAAAGCCTGTATTTACGGCAGTCAAAAGATGACCAATACTAATCGCAGAAGCATCGCCCTGACACATGATAAGAGCACAAGAGGCAGCAGCATCACGGAATCTTTCTAACCAGAGTGGTATATGTTTAGTTATTTTTTCCATTTTACTTCCTTATTTTTACCATTTAACTTTATTAGCCCAGTAAGCAGCAGACATTTTACCCTTAGCAATATTTTTAGCGTGTCTTGCTTTAAAACTAGCTCGTTTTTGTTTCATTTTGTCTGACTCACCAGCTTTAGGTTTACCAGCAGTTTTAGCACCTTGTTCTCCAAACCGTATAGTTTTAATTTTACTTCCCTCTTTAGCCACAACAACGTGAGACTTTTTAGGGTGATTGGGGGTGCGCTTTGGTTTGTTGTAACCTGATACGCCTGCTCTAGTTAATCTACTGTCTTTTTTTCCTGGCATTATATTTACCTTTACTTATAGTTATTGACTTATCACGAGTAAGCGATGTCTATTTTCTTAATTCCAAACCAGATGTAAGTTCCACCAGACTGATTTACTCCTGTATCTGATGTTCTTAATTTTATTCCATTTGAAATAAAATCCATTGCATTAGATATAGTAGCTTCAGCCACATTCGAATTTGGCTTTATATCTAATGACGCAGGATTATAAGTATTTCTTAACTGGTCATATACTTTCCAATCACGAGCTGTATTTATTTGTTTTTGCATAAACATCAACAACTCATCAGTCGGAATTAACGTGCCATCTGCATTGCCGTTGCCTTCATAACTACCCATATCATGTACATCATTTTCAGCTAACACCAAATAATCATAGGTATCATTTCCGATAACAGATTGGTCTAGAGTGAATTGAGTAGAGGTCACGCTTGTAATCGCAGTAGAAGCAAAGTCAGCTTCTGTGCCCGTTAGATATAATAACTCACCACTCGTTGCGTCTGGATGATATACAAAAACCTCTCCACCGCTTCTTGGGAAAACAAGAATCATCACTCTTGCTGTGCCTGAATTATGCGTGACAGTTTCATCACTACCTGATACGACAACACTTCCTGTCGATGCAATGTTTGGGTTATCACAACGAAAACAGTAAGCCACATGATCCTCTGTGCCTGACAACGTACCTATTGCCCCATAAGTTGACGTTGTAGATACATCATATTCATTTGACGCATCATGACTGAATCGCCAATACCAAACCTCTGCGGTATCTCTGTCTTTTATCGCAACAACATGATTCGTCCATCCAGCAATCGCTGTGGAAATATCGCTTTCGATATTTGCACCTGTAGCTAAAACAACATCAGCGTGTTCCTGTGGTAGTTTTATAGTAGGTTCTGGTAGGTTGGCTGAAGTTAAGGCTTTAAATCCTGACGTTGGTGTATTAGCAAACCCATCAACACCGCTATTATAGTTAGCGTCTTTCGCTGCCGTTGCTGTTCCATCAAAGATACAAAAGAACCATTTCTCACCATCAGCAACCGTTAAGGTATCGGTATGGATAGATGTTGCATTTTTAAAAACTTCAACATCGCCTGTGTCTCTATCAAATTCAATACGACAAACATCAGTTCCTTTTATAAATGAATGACCTGTTAAAGTTGTTGTAGTGCCGTTATACCTTGCTGATGAGTTAGTAGTTGTGTCAATTTGTACTTTAAAACTATCAGTATCACCACCTAAATCTGTTGGTGAACCATCTAGTAATACGTTTTGATTTACTAATCCAACTCTCACATCATCATCCATGTCGGTAAACTCACCAACGTATTTACCTGATGTCATCCAGAGAGAAGTTCTTACGCCACCCCTTGCTGATGATTCGCCTTCAAAATTCCGATTGCCATTTGATAACGTACCAAAAGCGTTTCGCTCCCATGTCATTGTTGCTGCGTTATCTGTTGGGTTATCTGCTGTATAACTTGAACCTACAACACTAGAGTAACCGTTTTCAGTCCAATCGTTTCCGTTACCTGATTGGTCAGTTACAGTAGTCGTGTCACCATCTGCTGAGTCAAAAGTTAAACGATAACCATTGTTTCCG